GCAGCAAGAGTGTACGACCCCTATTCGCCTTGCTGAGCGTAAGAAACCTGAGCCGCAACCGAATCTTCAGAAGCGTGCGCCACGATTTGTAGTTGGTCGCGGCTGATCACAAGTTGCGGCTTGTATATTTTGCGCTAATTACAAGGCGCGACTTGTTGGAGCGGCTAGGAGAATCCGCGAGTGAGCGGGATGGGTTGGCATCTCCTAGCCGCTCGCGAACCGTAGCATGTATTATTCTCGCATGAGCGAGTATAAGCCCAGCTCTGGAATGCAATCAGCAGCGCGCCGAGGACTAGACCTTGTTAAAGGTGGGCGCGCCGGCGGAGGCTTCGAGCCTGCTACGGCTACTCGCGCGCGGAAGATCGCCAGTGGCGCACCATTGTCGCGTGATCATGTTATGCGGATGCACTCATTCTTTTCGCGTCACGCCGTTGACCGCAAGCCTAATTGGGGCGCGAAGGGTAAGGAGACTCCAGGGTATGTGGCGTGGCAGGCGTGGGGTGGGGATGCTGGTGCGGCGTGGGCTGCTCGGCAGGCTGCAAGCATTAAGCGTGTGGAGTCTGGTAAGTAGGGTATGATTCTCGTATGAGTGCAAAGTACGAGAAGCTTGTGAAGTCGTTGAGCGCGAAGGGTTCGCGTGATCCAAAAGCTTTGGCTGCGTATATTGGTCGTAAGAAGCTTGGTAAGGAAGAGTTTCAGCGTCGCGCTGCGGCGGGAAGGAGTGCGTCGTAATGATGAGCAAAAAGCCAAAGGGCGTTGTAATGAGTCCCGACAGGCAGTACGCAACCGGTACGCTAGGCAAGCAGCCGATCCGCGTAGTCGGCTCTAAGGAAGATAAAAAGAATATGCTTAAGAATGCTTTCAAGAAAATTGCGTCCAAGAGTAAGTAATGGACGCTCTCGACAAACTCAAGAAGAAGAACGCTCCCCAAGTTAGCGTCGCCCTCATGCGCATGAAGCCCATGTCGCGCAAAGAAGCAGTAACCGATTCCATGTCGTATCGCGACGACGAAGGCAACATGGAAGAAAACAAGGAAATGATGGAAGACAAGGAAGAGTATGGTTCCGAGTCTTGCCCGAAGTGCGCCGAGTATCAGATGCTAATCGGAGAAGCCATCACTATGTACATGCGAAACAAGGATAAGGAGGAAGCGCCAGACTCCGAGATGGAGTAGGTGCTACAATAATCGCATGGCAGTAGATCCGAGCATGATGGGCGCACCTCCGATGATGCCGCCCGTACCAATGAGCGCACCCCCCGCACCCGGCGGCCCGATCCCTCCCGCAGTCGCGGCCCTTCCCGGCATGAGCCAGCTCGCGCAGGCGCAGACAATGCAGATGATGGATCAGCAGCGTCAGATGGCGATGATGCAGGAAGAGATGCAGAAGCAGATGATGATGCTTATCTCTAGTCTGCCGACGCCGAATCCGGCTGGTGAGGCTGCTGTCTCGACTCCGATGAGTCCGATGATGAGTGGCGTTGGCGCTCCGCTTGGTGGCGCTTCGGCTCCGATGGGCGGCTCGATGATGGGGGGCGCACCGGACATGGGTGCGCCTGGTGCCTACTAACAATTTTCAGCAAACCGATCCGGCGATCTTGTCGCCGTATACGCATGCTCATATTGTGACTCCAAGCGATACGGCGGATCTTGATGAGGTCACTCGCGCGCTTTACGCTTCTAAGGGTGCGTCTTCGCATAGTGACGTAAGCGTGATCCTAATAGGCGATACTGATCCGGTTACGTTTGTGTTGGCGCGTGGCGAAATTGTTCCGATACGAGTAAAGCGCGTCCGCGTAACAAATACTGACGCGACAAACATCGTCGCCCTTTACTGATAGACTAGACACATGCCGTTTATTACGCCTGCGACTGTCTCGCCAGGAGACAAGTATAACGCTTCTGCGCATAACATTATTGTTGGCGACCTTACTGATCTTGACACGCGCCTGACGGCAGCAACAGCTTATATTGTTCCTGCTGGTTCTCTTACTTCGTATGTTGGGGCGGCTGCCCCTTCTGGCTGGCTATTGTGTGACGGTAGTCAGGTTTCTCAGTCAACGTATAGTGCGCTTTATGCGATCATTGGGGCTAACAAGTTTGGCACTGATACGGGTGGAAACTTTTTTCTTCCTGATCTTCGCGGACGGGTTCCTGTTGGGCTTGGTACGAATGCTGATGTTGATGTTATTGGTGATAATGATGGTGCGGCTGTTGCGGATCGTCGAGTTAAGCATAAGCATACGGTTGCGGCGTCGGCTACTGCTTCGTCTACGGCTACTGTTAGCGAAACTTCTACTGGCTCGCAAAACTACCAGTACAGCATTAACCAGTATTCTGCTGGGTCTGGTTCGGCCTTTTTGCTTAAAGCCGATTCGCAGGGAGGCGGATTTGGCGGCGGCACTCTTGGCACGGCTTTCGCGCACACGCATAGCGTTGGTGTTACTGTTTCGACTACGGTTACGCCGACGGTTACCGCTGGGCCGCAAACTACATCCCCAACTGACGGCCCGTCGTTCCTGACTCTCAACTTTATTATCAAGACTTAAATGCCATATACTCGACCTTACTCTGGTGGTTTTCAAGACTTTCCGAATACGGGAACACCTATTAATGCGCTTGCGCTAAACACGATTGATCTTGGTGTAAAAACAGTTAGCGACACCGTAGACGCTCTTGGTTCGTGGACAGCGTATGTCCCGACGCTGACTAATACAACTGCGCCTATTACGGTTGCTCGTTACGTGAAGATTGGCAAGACGGTTCATTTTTATGTCCAGTTGACGCTGACTGGAGCGCAAGTGTCTGGACTCCCAGGAATTAGCCTCCCCCCGTTTGCAATGCTTAGCACAAGCTCTGGCACGTTTGAAGTAAAGCTAATTGACGCAGGCTTGGTATACCCTGGCGTTGGAGTTGCTGGTACAACTTCAAGAATTGATTGCTACGTTGCTAACGCTGGCGGATTATATGTTCAAGTTCTTGCCCCAACAAGCATTGTTCCATTTACGTGGGCAACTACAGACCAGATTGTTTTGAGCGGAACATACGAGTCCGTGTAATGATCGAGTCTACCGACCAGAAAAAACTACTAGACCGATTCACAAAGTGCTGGGGCTACTCTGACCAGAAGCACCGCGCCAATCGAGAGTTCTACAAGAAGTGTGATGATGGTTACAACGCAATCATCAAGCCATCCAACAGCGAATGGCAGAGCGACCTGCACCCGCCATACGCGCTTCAGATCATTGACGTTATCGAGTCGAACATTGTTGATGATGAGCCTGACGTTCGCGTCATCCCTGCACAACCCGACTACTCCGAGGGCGCTGACCTTCTCACAAACATTCTGAAGCAGCAGCGTTACAAGGATAACTTTGCTGAGAAGTACGCACTCTTCGTCAAGCAGTCCCTCATTCGGGGCATTAGCATTGCAAAGATTCCGTGGCTAGAAGAGTGGCGGAAAGTCCCCACTCCGAACTACAAGCCTGATCCGCTCGGGATGCGCGAGCCGTACCAGACCGTTCCGTACCGGCAGCAACCCGGCTTCGTCAACGTAGACGCCAACCATTTTCTCTGGGACGCAAACGCGACCAGTCTTGACGATGCCGAGTACGTCTTCTTCCGTACGTACGAGTCGAAGCGCAGCCTAGAAGCCGCCGGCGTGTACGACAACCTAGAGAAGATCGTCGAGCTTACGACGACAACTACTGAAGATAAAGAGCGGCGTAATCGTGTCGAGGTTGTTGAGTGGTGGTGGCGTGACGGCAACATGATGCGCCTGACCGTTGTTGCCAATCGGAACACGATTATTCGTGATTGTGCCTCTCCGTTCTGGCACGGCCAGTTCCCATTTGTCGTTGCAAACATTATGCCGACGCCATTCGCGTTCCGTGGCAAGAGCATTGTTGAGATTATCAGTGACCTTCAGATTGCCCTCTGGGAACTCCAGAATCAGCGCATTGACAACTCGAAGTTTATGGCGAACGCGGCTATGTTTGTTGATCCGAACACTGAGCAGCAGGACATTCGCCTCTACCCTGGCGCTGTCATTCCGCTTCGTCCTGATCAGGTGCAGGCGTGGGTGCCGAACATCTCGATTCTTCAGCCGAGTGTGCAGGCTGAGGAGATGCTGAAGGGTGATCTTCAGAACATCACGGGCGCGGTTGGCTACTTGAGTGGCGCGTCTAATACTCAGATTGATCAGACGACAGCAACAGGCATTTCGGTCATTAGTAATATGGCTGCTAAGCGCATCATTCGGATGAAGCAGCAGATTATGTATGCGATGCGCCGCTGCGGTGAGCAGCAGGTCGCGTTGAATCAGCAGCTCCTTCCCGGCCCTATTGCTGTCAGGATTGATCGTGATTCTGATGCTGAGTGGAAAGTCGTTACGCCTACTGATATTCAAGGCCAGTACGATTTCCGCGTCGAGGATGCGAATGAGAGCCTTATGCGGCAGGAGCGTCGCGCTGAGGCTCTTGCGTTTGCGAATTGGTTTGGACAGAATTATGCTCTCCTTACCCAGAGTGGCGTCACTCCTAATATGCGTCGAGTCGCTGAGGATGTTATTCAAGCGTTTGACGAAGATCCGAAAGAATATCTTGGAGACGCCGAACAGGTGCAGAACCCGCCTTTGGTCGGAGGGCCGGGTCAGTCACAGCCGGAACCGACAACCCCAATGGGCGCAGCGCCTGGAATGCCGAGCATTCCGCCGGAAATCCTTGCTGCGCTCGGGGCCGGTTCCGGCCTAAACAATCAGTAATTCTGACCATCCGACTGGAGGACTAGATGAGTACGAACGATACGACCGAAATCGTTGACGAGATTGATCCGATTGCGAACGCGATCATGCATGGCGGTTCTGGGCATGATGCGCCGGAAAGCGGTGCGGATTTTGCACCGGAAAGCGGT